ATGTCAGGCAAATCCGGAATACACAACCTCGCTGGCATGCGGGGCAGAAGGAAAGGCGGACTTCCCGCACCCGCGCTCGTTTCCCTCCCCACAGCAAGCCTCGCGGCCCAAAGAACGGCCTTCCTCGAACATCTATCCGCCCGCGCCTACTCGGAGGGTTCAATCGACGCCCACCGCTGGGCGCTCAAGGGCTTTGTCGAATGGGCCGACGCGCACAACCACGGCACGCCCGCCGAGTTCACCCGCGCCACCCTTGAGACTTACCAGCACCACCTTCACCAGTACCGCTCGCCACGCACCAAGGCGCCGCTGGTCGTCAACACCCAGCTCGCCCGCCTTGGCTGTGTCCGCCGCTTTTTCGCCTGGCTGTGCCGCACCGGCATGATTCCCGCCAATCCCGCCGCCGATCTTGACCTGCCGCGAAAACAGGCCCGCCATCTACCGAAAGCCCTCAATCCCGACGAAATCACCCGGCTGCTCGCCCTGCCAAACACCGGCGATCCCTTCGGCCTGCGCGATCGAAGCATGCTCGAACTCTTCTACGCCACCGGCATCCGCCGCACCGAGATGGCCAATCTCGACCATGGCGACTACGATCCCGCCACCCGCACCCTGCTGGTCCGCAAAGGCAAGAACGGCAAAAGCCGTCTTCTGCCTGTAGGCGAGCGCGCCGCCGCGTGGCTGGATCGCTTTCTCGACGAGTCCCGTCCGCTCTTCCACCACCTCCCCCACGAAACCGCGCTTTTCATCAGTGGATACGGCACCCGCTTCAGTCCTGAATATCTCGGCAACTGGGTCAAAAAACTCCTGAAACGCTGCGGAATCGACAAGCCGGGTTCATGCCATTTGTGGCGGCACAGTTGCGCCACGGACATGCACCGCGGCGGGGCGGACATCCGCTATGTGCAGGAAATGTTGGGCCACGAGCGCATCGAAACCACCCAGATCTACACCCACGTCCACATCGACGCCCTGCGCGAAGTCCACACCCGCTGCCACCCGCACGGTCATCTCGGCCCGGACCACGACATGCACGGCAAACTCGTGACATCGGCGGAAAATGGAAACGAAGATTTCGCTTCCCCCGCGACGGGCGATCCGCTAAACGCCGCCATCATGACTACGGCATGTGCACCCATGGCCCCCGCCACCGCCCAAGCGGTGTCGGAGACCTGGCCGCCGCCTCCGGATGACCCGCCGGAAGACTCTCCCCCAAGCGGCACCGCGCCCAAAACCCCAAAGCCACCGCCAACGCCGGGGACGCGCGGAAAATCATACAACACGTTGCCGTTCTGTGACTTGCGTTCTGAGCCACTTGCGGCAAAAAGTGACGGTGTGGCTGACTACCTATACCGCTACTATGACCCCATGACCGGCCGCTGGCCATCAAGGGATCCGATAGACGAAGAAGGCGGAATCAACCTGTATGGGTTTGTGGGCAATGATGGCATTGGAAAAATTGATGTATTGGGGCAAAACCCTGCGGCCTTAAGAGCCGCAGCAGCCGTCGCGGCGAGACTGATGAAGACAATCAAATGTTTGAGATGCACAAAACCAAAGGTTCATGGTCCGCACCACAGATTTGGCCCAAGGGTAATTCTTCGTGGACCTCACAAATGGACATTGCAATATTGCTGGATGAGGCATGTGCAGATGGATTGCTACATCAAAGGGAAGAAGGGTTCGCGAATGGCATTTCAGTTTCCTTTCGGAAGTTGCTACAAAAATAAACATGGAGCTGGCGGGCTCACTTGGGACTAGCGGCTATGAAACGATCAAAGCTCAAAACGATTCTTTCTAGAATTGTTGATGAAATGGAAATGAAGCAATGGGACAAGTCTGAAATAGATAAACTTCCCATTTATGATGACTTGATTGTAGACGGCGAAGAACTTCAATTAGAGATCGAAGTTCTAGATATGGAAGAGTCGGTTTACAACATTGGAGCGCTAGTAACCGATGGCAGTTGGCTAAATGGTATATTTCCTGTTAGCAGTAATTTTTATGTAAAAATTACTGAGCACGGTGAATCATTCTCTGGGGTCAGTCCGCTCATCACAACAAAATTAGATTGACGCGGGCACGGCTGTCTCTGGGGTCGGTCACCGCATTGTAACAATTTTTGAATGGGGTCCTTGGGGAAATGGGGGTCAGGCTACAAATCTTGACAGAAACGCATATTGCCCAAGCGCCCTGAATCCCAATCATTTTCCAGCCGATTCTCAACTTCCGCCTTTCCTTCCCGTTCGCAGCTACCGATACTCAGCAAATGATTCTCACTTCACCATCCGGCGTTTGCCGCACGCGGGGTTGCCCGAAAAGCCGCCGATCCAGGCCGGGTGTGGCTGACTACCTATACCGGCACTATGATCCCGTCACCGGCAGATGGCCGTCGAGGGATCCCATCGAGGAAAAGGGTGGGGTGAATTTGTATGGATTTGTGGGGAATGATGGGGTGAGTATATGGGACATTCTTGGGGGAAGACCAGGAAACCCCAGGGATTGGAAGCCCAAGCGCAACCCACGAGGAGGTTGTAATGCTCCAGACTGGCATCGTAACCGAAATCGGAACCAAGGAGGCGAATGCCCATCGGAAGAGCCTGAGGACGGTGCAGATGGATGGTCCCGAGACAATGCTGCGGGAGAAAACATGTTTCACAAAGGCAACAAGTGCTACCGCAAGAATGACCCCAATAACGAGGGCAGCAGTTTCCAATGTTGTTATGATAAGTGCGGCAAGCGAGTGGACAAAGGAGGATACGGAGCCGGGACCTACGATTACTCATCGCCCTCGGATGACCCGATCGGGCATATTGGACGCGATATGATTCCAAGCATCGTATGGGGCGATGGTTGTCTTGAAGACCAGAACTAGTTGTAAACAATGAATATTTACATGTGTTACACAGCAGCCATGCTGCTTAGCTCATGCTGCATTTCGAGCACATCACTTTCGCATAGCTCCGATCTGCCTAAGGCAACTTGCTCAACCAGGAGCATGATCATGACGGCCAAGGCTCTGAAGGAGTATCTTAATTCACGTGTTCCTGTGGGCACGAGTCGGGCGGTTGCCCTACGGTTCGTTCAAGACAATTTTTTGAAATCAACTTGGAAGGGCGACCATGTATTGGTCTGCACGTGTAACTCCGTTGCGGTGTTTCCTGTTGCGCGGAACTGGATTGAGGTGCGTTTTTTATTTGATACTACCCGCTTGATTAAAATCGAAGTCCTGAATAGGAGCGATACTTGGATAACCGCTTGAATCTCTGGATCCCCCCGCAGTCTCACAGATACTTCCGTTAGGATTGGTCATCCGGCCCGAATTCCAATTGTTTGGGGCACAAGAGCGTGGCATTCAGTCGGATGAAGGTTTGCGGCCAGATAGCGGCTTGAGGTCCACCATGCCGTATTCGACGCTGGCGCGGTTGGTGGCGTAGTTCTGGCGGACGGTTTTTTTCAGATAGAAGCGGTAGTCCTTCGGGATTTGCGCGACGTTGCTGGGGGTGATGACGTTTTCACGGAAGCGGCCATGAATGTATTCGTCGCCGGACTGGATGATGAAGGCGCGGGTCTTGACGTTCGCGGCGATGAGGATGCCTTCGATTTCGACATCATCGGTCTGGCTGTCGCTGACGAGGCTGATGGTGTCCTTGAGGCTTTTCCAGTCATCGGGCGACTTGGCGAGGACCCGCTGGATACGGTTGTCGCGGACGAGCGTTAGCTTTGATCCCATCTCGGCGCGGACGTGGTTCTGGCACCATTCCGAGAGTGCGCGGATGGGAGCGACGCCGAGTTTCTGCGAGTAATCGTTGATCTGATCCGAGTCGGTGCTTTCGGCGATGGAAATGACCGTGTTGACCGCTTGGTTCATGGAGTCCAGCAGGTCCTTGCGATTCTCGGTGATGAGCATGATGCCGACATCGCCCCAGGTGTCGCCGCCGTCGCAATAGCCGAGCCGCAGGATGGATTCCTCGCGGGCCTCCTTGCTCATGTGGCCGGTGTCCTTGGGCTTGCCGACGATCTGGGCGTCCATCGTGAGGCTGACGGTTTGCTGGAAGCCGCCGATGGCATCGACGATCTGCCGCACGGGCAGGAATTCGTTATCGCCGGTGTGGAAACGGTAGTTGCAGACATCCAGCCAGCGCTTCCCGGCAATGACTTCGAAGCGGCGCTTGAGTTGGTGCCGCAACGCCTCCATGCCGGGGATGTTGAGTGCCAACGCCTCGCTCTCGGGGCTAACCTGCAGCTCTCGATTGGAGCGGAAGATCAGCGAGTCGAGCTTGCGAAGCTGGAGGGCGATGCGGGCGAGTTCGCTCATGGCAGAGGGATGATGGGGAAGCCTTTTTTCCCGGCGTCGCCGTGGGTGGTGAAGGAATCGAGTACGATTTCCGCGAATTCCTGAACGCGGTGATAGCCTGGATCCTCGGGCGAGGGTTCGACAAGGGCGGATAGATCGCAGGAAAGGCGCTCGGTCTGGGAACGGTCGTTGAGCCAGCCGAGGAGCTCTAGCAAGGTGCTTTCCCGGGTGGCATTGGCGGGGACACGAAGATGGACCTGAGCAAAATCGGGATCATCGTGGTCCACCACGAAGTCGCCGCTCACCCAGAGTTTTCCCGGTGTTTTTGCATCAAGGACCTTGGTGTGGGCTGTCTGGAATCCCTCCCAGATGTGCGGTCGGGTGGCGGAGTCTGGATAGTGTTTCACGCACACGGATTCCACCTGCCCGACGGTGGAGTCCACGGGAGTGTGACCAAACAAAGGCTCGGGCAGGCTCATGGTCAGGCTTGTTCGATGATGCGTCTCCGCTTGGCGGGGTAGGTAGTCGGTGTTGAGGATGCCGCCGGTTCGGGGTCGGATTTCACACTGCGGGCCTCGTCGCGGCGCAGCGTGTTTTCAGCGGCTTTCCGTGCTTCCGCCACGTAGGGATCTTCTGCCGGGGGATCGGCGTGGGTATGCAGGGCGGCGGCTTTGGCGACTTCCTCGGCCGCGACCTCGCGCATCATGCGCTGGAGGTCTTCCTTGCTCATCGGCAAGTCGGCATGGAAGTTGCCGTTTTCGTCCATCAGGTCGGTGGCTTTATCGAGGACGATCCGCAGGAACTCACTGATCTTCTGTTTCCTGCGAATGGCGAGTTTCGCGTAGAAATCGTAGGTTTCCTGACTCACCCAAAAGTTCAGGCGTTGTTCGAGAGCCATTTTCGGTCGTGCCATGGGGCAGACCTTGCCCCGACTTGCGACAAAATTCAAGAAATAATTCATTCATTTCCAGAGGCTTGCAACTCGCTCGAAAGAAACAGGTTGCAATCTTGCCCTTTTATTGCGACAGAAAGGGCAAGGTATGAAGCCGCTTGCGCGAATCAACACATGGGTGCCCGCCAAAACCAAGAAGCGGATCGTCGCGGTGGCGGAGCGCACGGGGCTGAAAACCTCGGACGTGATCCGCATCGGGCTGGGCTACGCGCTCGACCACTTCGAGAGCGGGCCGGTGCAAATCCCGACCAAGCCGAAGCGCAGAGAAGGGAGGGGGCAGATGGACACCAGTTGACACCCCGCGAGCAGGACGGCCGCGGAAGCCGCGCCAACGGCAACCGCGACCTGATCGAAGATCGACCCTCTGAAGCTAACCAGGAACCAACCGACGACCGGAGCCATGCAATCACATGGACGGGTCGTCACAACCACAAATCTCATCATGACGACTCAAAAAGGGAGCCTCACCCTCCAACGGGGCAAAATTGTCCGGCCACAGAAGGCCGTGATCTACGGGCCGGAAGGCGTCGGCAAATCGACACTGGCCAGCCAGACACCCAATCCCGTCTTCCTCGACACCGAGGGCGGGACTCACCACCTCGACGTGGTCCGATTCGATTCGGCGACGACCTGGGAGGAAATCAAGGCGGGCATCGACCAGCTTGCGTCAACGCAACACGGATTCAGCACGCTCGTGATCGACACAGCGGACTGGCTGGAAAAGCGCTTGATCGAGCACCTGTGCCGGAAAGCGAACAAGGATTCCATCGAGGATTTCGGCTATGGCAAGGGCTGGGTCATCCTGGCCGAGGAGTTCGCCCGGTTTCTCAATTCACTCGATGCTCTGCTCGCCCGCAGGATGCACGTCGTGTTTCTGGCGCATGCCACGGTGCGTAAGTTCGAGGCCCCGGACCAAGCGGGCAGTTACGACCGGTTCGAGTTGAAATTGAGCAAGCAGGTCGCGCCATTGCTCAAGGAGTGGGCCGACGTGGTGCTGTTCGCCAATTACGTCACCCGGATCGCTGAGAAAGACAACGGCAAGACGCGCGGCGTTGGTGGCAAAGAGCGCGTGCTGTTCGCCACCCACGCGGCGGCCTATGACGCGAAGAATCGCCATGGACTTCCGGACAAACTTCCGTTCACCGCTGAGGCCCTGGCCCCGGTATTCGGTGCGGCGGCGACGGTGCCGGGGGGCGCTGTCGCCGCCAAAACGGAAGTCTCCGCCAAGGCTGCCTCACCCGCTCCGGCCGCGAAAGCCCCAGCCGAATCCCTGACCGACCGGATTTTCGCCGCGTTCCAACACAAGGCGGACATGGCCAACGTCGTCGATTTCCTCGTTGCCCGCGGCCAGCTTGGCTACACCCAGGAAGGACCGCTCGAATCCATCGACAACCTGGATCCGGACTACGCGGCCCGGATGCTGGCGGAACCAGACCGGTTCGTCGCCACCGTCAACGAGTGGGCCGCCGCCGACCGGAAGGAGGGAACGCCATGAGTGCGCTGCGTCCATCGAACCTGCCGAAGCTGGCGGTGTGCCCGTGCTACGAGAGCAATCCCGTGGCCGGCCCGGCGGCAGAGCGCGGCACATTGTTAGATACGGCGTTCCGCGCCGAACTGCTCGGACTCGAAGAGCGCTTCGTGATCGCAAACAAGCTGACGGCTGACGAAATCGCCGCGGTTTCCTGGTCGGTCTCGATGGTGCGGGCGATGTCCGGCCGCGAGCGAGTGCTTGCCCGCGAGGACGACTGCCGGGTGAAGATTCTCAATCTCACCGGCACGGCGGATGCCATCGTGCCGACCAAACTCACCCACTTCGACCTGAAGACCGGGGCGCGGCGCAACTACCGCGAGCAGATGGCGGCCTACGCGCTCGGATTGATGGGCGCGCACTTTGCCGGCGAGTGGACGGCGCATTTGTTGTTCTGCGACCAGCGCGAGATCGAGACGCACAAGTTCACCTACGAGGAAGCGCACGGCATCGTCGATCAGGTCGTCAAATCATTCAACGATCCGGCGAAGCAGCCGAATCCGTGTGAATACTGCGGATGGTGCGCCAAATCGGATACCTGCCCGGAGCGGCTGGCGATGGTCGGCGATACACTGACCGTCACGGAACCCAGCTTTGATTTCGATGCCGTGCTCGCCGACCCGGAAAAGCTCGGGCGATTCCTGGCAGCCTGCGCGGTGGTCGAGGACTTCCGCGACCGGGCGAAGCAGATTGCCACCGAGCGACTCAAGACCGGTGGCGAGGTCCCCGGCTGGAAGCTCGTGACGCGGAAGGGCAGCGAGTTCGTCGATTGCGAAACTGTCGGCCATCACATCGCAGCAATGGGCTTCGGCCCGGTGCTCGCTGCTTACGGCAATCTATCAGCGGCCAAGTTCCGTGACCTGTGGAGCGAGCGGATGCCAAGCGAGAAGCCATTCCCGGAAGAGTCGGTGAAGCACGCAGCGCCATCCACCTACCTCAAGCAATCCAAAACCAAGCCGAAACCATGAAACCTGACGAAACGCCCAAACCGATTCTCAGGAAAAAGACGGCGCGAGCCTATTACCTGCGGATCGCGGCGGAGTGGATGACGGGCAGGAAGCGGTTTCCAGCCGCAGTCCTCGCCGATGCCGAAAAAGCCGCTCGTGGCGTGCTGGCTCGTCACGCCTGCCAGCCGAAAGCCCACGTCAAGCCCCCGCTCTCAGGGAGGGGCGATGAGTCATCCATCAATCCATAACCACCATGCCATTCAACAATCTCAAACCAACCAAACCGAACTAACATCATGCCCTCATACACAGCATCCATCCCTAGCGAACGCCCTGACTTTGTCGAACCGGGCGATCATGAAGTCGAAGTCGTCGATGCGATTGAGACGATCAGCAAGGGCGGCCACGAGATGATCGAGCTGAAGCTCAAGACATCCGCTGGCAGCTACCTCTACGACTTCCTCGTCTTCATTCCAACCGCGTTCTGGAAGATCGACAGTTTCCGCGCCGCCACCGGTGAAGTGGTGGAGCCCGACCAGGACGTCGAAATCACCGCCGATCACGTCATCGGCCGCACCGGCACCGCCCGACTTACCGTCGAGGAATACAACGGCAAGAAGCGCAACAAGGTCGCCGCCTGGATTGTCGGCACCGAGAAACCCGCCGCCCAACCCCAACCCGCACGCCGTAATGACAACGAGCCATTCTGAAAAAATGGGCCTCCGCGCCTATCAGATGAAAGCCCGGCAGGACATCCACAAGGGCTTTGAGGATTTCGACCGCCAGCTCGGCGTGCTGCCGACGGGTGCCGGGAAGACGATCCTGTTCAGCCGTCTGGCACAGGATTATCAACCCCGGCGCACGTTGATCCTCGCCCACCGCGAGGAACTCATCACCCAGGCGGTGGACAAACTCCGTGCTTCCACCGGCATCGAGGCCCAGGTGGAAATGGGTGAAGAGCGGGCATCGCTCGATGCTCCGGTTGTCGTGGCATCGGTCCAGACGCTCATGCGTGAAAAACGCCGTGAGCGATGGCCGCGGGATCACTTCGGACTGGTGGTCGTCGATGAAGCGCACCACGCGCTTGCCGACAGCTACCTCAACACGCTCGGGCATTTCCACGATCACGCAAAGGTGCTCGGTGTGAGCGCGACGCCGGACCGTGGCGACAAAAAGAACCTCGGACGCTATTTCGAGAACATCGCCTGCGAGGTGACTTTGCTGGATCTGGTCAACCAGGGATGGCTCTCGCCGATCAAGGTCAAGACCGTTCCGTTAGGCATGGACCTGCGCGGCGTGCGGACCACGGCGGGTGATTTCAGCGCCGATGACCTCGGCCATGCACTCGAACCCTATCTCGAACAGATCGCGGACGTGATGGTGGAACATCGTCACCGCAAGACGCTCGTGTTCCTGCCCTTGATCGCGGTGTCGAAACGCTTTGCCGAAATCTGCCGCGACCGTGGGTTGTTGGCTGAGCATGTCGATGGTCAAACGACCGAGCGGCAGGCGACCCTTGAGCGGTTCCGCCGCGACGAGACGCGCATCCTCTGCAATGCGATGTTGCTCACCGAAGGATACGACGAACCGTCGATTGATTGCGTCGTGTGCCTGCGGCCAACCAAAGTGCGTGCGCTATATTCCCAGATCATCGGGCGCGGCACACGAATCTGGCCCGGCAAGGATCATTTGCTCGTGCTCGATTTCCTCTGGCAGGCGGGAGAGCACAGCCTGATGCGGCCGGCGAACCTGATCGCCGAAGACGAAGCGGACGCGAAGGCACTCACCGACAAGCTCGGTGCCGAGGGTGACCTCGAAGAGGCACGTGAGGAAGTGAATGCGGATCGCACCCGCTCGCTCACCGAACGGCTTCGCGCCAACCGGACGCGTCGCGGCAGTGTGCTCGATCCCTTGGAGCTTGCCGTCTCCCTCAACGAAGCCGCCCTGGCCGACTACGTCCCGACCATGCAATGGCAGGCGGACGCGCCCACGGCCAAGCAGCTCGATGTGCTGGAAAAGTTCGGCCTGGATACCGTGTGCATCCAGACCAAGGGGCACGCATCGCTGATCCTCGACCGTCTCATCACCCGTCGCAAGCTCGGTCTTGCGACGCCGAAACAAGTCCGCGTGATGCGCCGCAACGGCCATCAACGCCCGGAACTCGCCACCTTTGAGGAAGCCAAGGCATTCCTCGACGCCCATTTCGCACATCGCTGATTCCCCCATGGCACGATACCGATCACCTGGGCTCACCATGGCCTTGCCGCGCCGCACGCTGGAATACCTCCAGCGCGGCGCGAGCGAGGGCATGCGCAATGCCGAACTCTTTGATGCGACCTGCCAGTTCCGCGACGCCGGCCACCCTCTGGAGGAAACGGAAGGTCAACTTCTCGCCCGCGCACTGGCCGACGGGCTGACCGAAGCCGAAGCGCGGACGACCATCCGCTCGGTCTATGCCCGCACGTCACGCGAACCGCTCGGCGCTGGCACGGCACCGATGCCGAAAATGTCGTCACCCGCGCCACCCCGGCGTCAGTCACCGGCTCCGGTTCCCCGCGAGCGATCCACGATGGCGCTGCCGGTCACCCTCGACGATGGCTTTGTTAGGCTGATCGACTCGTGCTTCCAGCCGGATGAATTCGTTGCCATCGCCCCGGCAGCGGAAAACGAGGAAGGCGAAATCGTTCCGCGCCGTGGTGTGACGCTCACCGCGAGTGAGTGGAAATCCAAAGTGGCGGCGAAGGGCGGCATCGACCGAGTGTTCGGTACGAAACTCGGGTTGTTCCTGCGCATCAACCCGATGGCCAAAGGCGGTGCGAAGAACGAGCATGTCACCGCGTTCCGCCATGTGCTGGTCGAGTTCGACCGCGACGAGGCCGGCAAGCAGATCCCGAAGGAGGAACAATATCATGCGGTGGTCGCCAGTGGCATGCCGGTCGCAGCCTTGATCGACTCGGGCAACAAGAGCCTGCACGCGTGGATCCGAGTCGATGCGCCGGATGAGAAGGAATACAAGCGGCGGGTCGAAATCATCTGGAGCTGGTTTTCCGGGATCAACCTGGACAAACAGAACCGGAATCCCTCGCGCCTGTCGCGCTGCCCGGAAGGCTGGCGCACGGTCGATGGTGACGTTCGTCGCCAGGCTTTGCTCGCTCTGGAATTCGGAGCTGAGTCGTGGACGGCATGGGAGGCGGCACACTCGAATTCCGACCTGCCGCCAATCCTGCCGGGCCATGCATTCATGGGGCAGCCGGAACCGGAGCCGCCGCAGCTCGTCGATGGCATTCTCCACCAGGGAGCGAAGATGGTGTTGGGCGGCCCGTCGAAGGCACGCAAGAGCTGGTCGTTGATCGACCTCATGCTCGCGGTCTCCACCGGTTCGCCGTGGTGGGGATTTCCAACGCGCCGTGGCCGCGCCCTGTATCTCAACTTCGAGCTTCCGCCGTTCGCGCTCCAATACCGGATCAACCGGATCGCAGCAGCGAAGGAAATCGAGGACTTCACCGGCTTCGACATCTGGAACCTGCGCGGCCATGCCACCGACTTCTCGGCGCTCATCCCCAAAATCCTCGGGCGCATCCGCGACACCGGGTATTCCTTGATTCTGATCGACCCGATCTACAAGGGCCTCGGCGCTCGGAACGAAAACGACGCCGGCGACATCGCGAGCCTGCTCAATGAGGTCGAGCAACTGGCGGCGAAATCCGGAGCTGCGGCAGTCTTCGGCGCGCACTTTTCCAAAGGCAATCAAGCGGGCAAAGAGTCCATCGACCGCATCGGCGGCTCGGGTGTGTTCGCCCGCGACCCCGACGTGATCCTGACGATGACTCCGCACGAGGAGGATGACGCCCATGTCATCGACCTCACGCTGCGTGCCCTGCCGCCCGTGAAGCCGTTCGTCGTCCGCTGGTGCGAGTCGATCTTCATCACCGACCGCGAGGCGGATCCAGCGAAGCTCAAGGCACCCCAGAGCAATCCCAAGAGCGAGAAGGCGAAGGCCACCTACAAGATGGGCAGCGCGGCCGACCGCTACGGCAAGGCGGTCGAGAACATGCCGCCATTGGCCAACGGTCGTGTTGCCCAGGAGTCCGCTGTCTTCGCCTACCTTTCCGACCGGATCGCGGAGATCGACGGCGACTGCACGCTCAAGGAAGCCCAGCGCGTCTTCTACTGCCTTGCCAACATGAAGTCGGGTCCTCTCGTCTTCGACAAATCCACCCGCCTGTGGAGGGGGCGCAATCATGCAATTTGAACCCGTCATTCCGGCAGGGTTTGAACCATGGATTCAAATCGGTTTGAACCCGTTTGAATCCGCTTGTTCTAACAGTTATGAGAAGTCGCCAGTCAGGAGCCTTATTAGCCGTTTACTAGCCGCCTTACAGCTTTTTTACAAAAGCAGCGAGAACAACCTTACGGATTGTTTCTCGCACGCTGCTGGCTTTGTTGGAAACAGCCGCAGCGATAGCCATTTTTGGGTTCGTCGGGAAGGAGGTTCAAAATGAAACCTCGGAGGAAAAACCGGAAAAGAACCCGGACATCACCCTACGAACATCTCTGGCCGGAATTGGCATTCATGCCTGAACTCGACCATTGGCCGGATCGACCAGCACCATTCAAACCGGAACGCAGTCAGGTGCTGGCTTACATCGTCGAAGGGTATGGCAGTGACCTGCGGGAAGCCGAATGCATCTTCCGGGCGGCCAGGCATGCCGGTGTGATTCGATTCCACCCGAACACCAGGACCTGGTGTGGCCGGAAAGGAGGGCAGCCATGAACTCCGACGACTACGCCAAAAAGCAGGCGAGGAAGGATGCCGAATACGAACGGGACTACGAGGCCTGGGTGAAGTCCATGACCATCGAAGAACGTCGGGAAGCGGAAAAGCTTGGCCTACTCAAACCCTGCCTGCAACGCCACGGCAATGGAGCGGCAGACCACGACATGGCCGAGTCATCGCGAGCCAGCCACACGCCGGACATCGCGGCCTTGGTCGATCACGAAGGCGAAAAGGCCGGCGCTGTGACGCATGACGCCATCGAGGCACTTCGTCACTTCGTCGCAGACCTAATCGCCGAAGGAAACACCCGACTCACCGTCGAGTGCCTTGCCGTGGCTCTAGGACTCAGCGCCTACAACGGCGAGAGCATGACCGCCATCGCGAACCGCCACGGAGTCACCCGCGCCGCCGTCTCCAAGCGCTGTGTTGACATCACCACACACCTGAACCTCCCGCCCTCCCGCGCCATGCGCAGCGAGAAGGCACGCAAAATTTACCGCAATTCTCGAACCAAACATCACAAGAAGAAAAAACATGGACACCCTTTCCTCCCTCTCAGAAAACAACCCTAAGTTCACCCTGACCTCACGCGGAATCGATTTTCATGGAAACCTGACATTGGAGGAATGGGAAGCCTTGGGCGAGAAGCTTGGCGATGCCGAAAGGTCCATCGGATTCATGATCGGTGATTGGATCAACTATGCCGAAACGAAATGGGGCGAGAAATACAACGAAGCCATGGCATGCACCGGTCTCGAATACAAGACTCTTCGGGATTACGCATATGTGTCCAGGAGCGTCCAATTGTCCGCGCGCGCGGACAATCTCCCCTTTAAACATCACGCGGTTGTTGCGAAGTTGAAAGATCCAGAAGAGCAGAAGCACTGGCTTGAAATGGCTGAGAAGCACGCGCTCAGCTATCGCCGCCTCCAGAAATCCATCAACTTCGGCCGCATCGCTACCGAAGAGGAAGTCGAGGGTGATCCATCAGATCGCGGTTACGTTACCTACCTCGCCCTGCTCAATCGCATCCGCCGCTGGTGGGCACGGGAAACCCAGAAGGCCCCCGTTGAGGAATGGGATGAAGATCGCCGCGAGGGACTCAAGAAGGACTTCAAACTGATCCTCGACATCTACGAGGCGCTCTAACCAATCGCAGGGAGGGACGGTCCCGGGCGAGTCTCATACCCTCGCCCTCTGCGGGTTCAACTCCCGCCCCTGCAACCACTCACTCAATCATGACCACTCCGATCCAGCGACTCACTCGACTCCTCGACGAAGGGGCGCGGTTCATGGTTGAATTGCCGGGGCAAACGTCAATCGACCTCACGCCCGACGTCATTGCCGCGATAGCGCAGGTTCAAACCCGCAACGCGCAGCGCGCCAAGATAACGATCACGATTGAAGCGAATCGAAGGGGCGAAGAGTAATGCAGATGACGTTCGACATCTTCGATACGAAATCCCCGGGCATGGGCATTGGCGAAGAGAACTGGAAGCCCATCAGTTACGCCCCTGGATACGAGGTTTCGACGTTTGGCAGGTTCAGGCACCACATCAGAGGTTCGCTCAAAGGGACCAAAGCTCACAACGGTTACATCCACATCGGTTTGATGATCGATGGCTATCAGAAGTGGATGTTGGCACACAGGGTCGTTGCCATGGAGTTTCTGGAAAATCCGAACAGCCATCCGGTGGTGAACCACATCGACGGCAACAGGGAAAACAATCGTATCGATAACCTTGAGTGGGCAAGCAGATCACACAACGCCCGCGACATGTGGGCGCGGAAGAAGGGGCACGCCTGAAAACCGCTTGGACCGGGTAGGGAGTCTTCTAGCCGTCCAGACTGCTGGCGGGGATGTCCCGACCCTCGTTGAATTTACGTGAAAAATCATTTTCGCACTTCCCACATAACGGCGGGTTTGCGCGTTGACTCAGGGCACCCGGGAAATGGCTGCATCCCGCTTGGAATCAAGGTTTCTGCTGCTCTGGAGGGTGGCGCAAGGTCCTCCCCTGGAGCGGGAAGTGAGGTTCCACGCTTCCCGTCGCTGGCGCGCTGACTTCGCGCATCTTGCAAGCCGGACTCTGATCGAAATCGAGGGCGGAATTTTCATCCCAGGCGGCGGCCGACACAGCCGCGGAGCGGGTTACGCCAAGGACGCAGAGAAGTATCTCGAAGCCGTGCTGGCGGGCTGGACGGTCATCCGGCTGACCGAGAAGCAGCTCGAAATCGACTTCATCGAGCGGATCGTCGCCTGGATCAATACTCTTCCGGAAGCAGGATGCAGGTTGAGCTGCGGTCCCATTCGGTGATGATGTAGATCCGCCGACCGCCGCCCACCTTGTAGTGGCTGAGAATCCGGTCGCCGTGGACCAGCGCATCCTCGTTCGCCTGCTTGTCGCATTCATCGAGGTCACCCCAATCCCCGCAGTGGTGGCGGTGCATGTAGGATGCCAGGTCGATTCCGAGCGCGATGGCGCCGGGCGTGGCGACGGTCTTCCCCAGCGGGAAGCGTGGTTCCATGATTCGGTAGGCCATGGCGGTCAGTCGTTGGAGTTGCCCCATGCGGGATGGCGCTTGCCGGTGGCGATCAGGCCGGATGCAAGCATGTCTTCGACCAGTGCTTTCGGCGGCCAAGCCCGGTGCGGTTTGCCGGTCTGGATCTTGGACGCCCGGGCGGTGGCGCGGCAGTAGGACGGCAGGTCATCCTCCGGGTTGAAGCTGTCGGCCCGAAGCTGCGTCATCAGGTCGGTGGCATCCACGGCGGAGAATGTCGCGCCGTCGATGGTGTGGTATTCGGTATTCATGGTGGTCATTGTCTTCATGGTTGGAAATCATGCAGCCAGTTTCTTGGCGCGGGCGGTGTAGAATTTGGTGAGGCCCCTGGCGTCGATGGCTTGGAAGAACCACTTCATGCGGGTCATCCCGATCCCGGTGTCTTCCGGGCGGTTGCGGACGGCGGCGGCGGATTCCGCGGCGTCGAACAGGCGGGCCATCAACCGCACCCAGTTGGTGATCTTCTCCGGGCTGGTGGTTCCCGAGTGGTGCCGGACTTCGAGCGTCTGGTGGCGGAAGTAGGAATGGATGTTCAGCTTCCGGTAGCGGCAGGGATAGAGCGCCTTCATTTCCTCGATGCTGCGGCAGGCATCGATCTTGCGGAACATCCGGGAGCATTGGCCGCGATGGTCGCCCGCCCCGATGGGTTCGTAGGGCAGGTTGGTCTGGCAGTAGCGGTTGGCATTGCCCCTTCGGGATGCGGGCTGGAACGTGTCGAGCACGTCTTCGAACTTCAGCCACATCTTGAAGAGGTTCTTGATGGCCTTGAGGCTCATGCGGCGGGCGTCGAAGTGGACGTGGAGTCCGCAGCGCTTGTCCACCTTGGCCCCTGCGGCTTCGAGCGCGGCGGCGGCGACCCGGACTTCCTCCAGACCGGCTTCACCTTCGAGAACCGGCGAGACGAGTTCCAGACCGCACGACCCGTCGCTCACGATCTTCCAGTGGGGAGTGGTCCGGTGGGAGTATCCCTCGTATTCGACCCGGATGCCGGCGGCTCTCAAGTTCGTCATGACCAGGTCGGTGGAGATGGTGGAGAGGAATTCGATTTCGACTCCGAAGCGGCGGGACATCAGTGGCGTTGTCATGTCTATCATCTGCCAGATCGACACCACCTGTCCATGGCTTTCTGTCCTCGCTAACAAAAAGACGAATGCCGAGTGATTGGCACGCATCGTGGCACTCAGGCACCGTGCCAATGTGTTGTTTTTCGGATATGTAATAACTCCGACAGAATGACGTAAAAAGACATGGACAGTGGTTGTGGGACTGGCAGATGAGGGACGATGAAAGGGACTGCCCACACCGGAAACGACACCACCTACGTCACCGGAATATTGGTCATGATCCGCCCCGAGTGGGATGGAGACGACACGCTCCATGTGATCTCCGAATGGAACGGCGACCGCGGATTCATCCGGCCTGTCGAATGGTCGCACGGCGGGATCATCCCTACCGAACTCGTCACCGCTGAAATGATCCAACCCGCAACCATCAACCCCTGAAACCACCATGTACACCGCCGCAGAAATCGACGCCATGACCATCGAGGAGATCGAACAAGTCGCTGAACTCCTCACCGATGAAGCCCGAGAGGAATGGGCTGCCGCCGGATATTCCGGCGAATCCTACTGCAATCTCGGAATGAACGACGCCGAGAAATCCATCAACTCCCACTGAACGAACCAACCCCAACCAACCACCACCATGGACATCGAATACATCAAGCAACACCGCCGCCTGACCCTCGAATTCGGGCGCGGCGAAACCTACTGCTCCAACCAGCCGACGCTCTACGGCCACTCGACCTACGGCCGCAGTTCGGTTCTCGCTGGGCGTCCACGCCGGGTCTTCCTCGAAAGCTGGAACGACCTGGACACCGCCCGCGCTGAACTCAAGGCCGCGAAGATCCGCTACGCCGACCTCTACGAGACGGGCGGCTCCACCCACATCCCGGTGGACGTCATCACCGCAGGCCTGCCCGACGAGGACATCTAACCACCAACCCCTGAGATCCCATGAAATCCGAATCCGACATCCTCGACAAAATCCGCAAGCTCCTGCGACTGGCTGACACCTCACGCGGGGCGACTGAGAACGAAGCGAAGGTGGCGCTCGCCAAGGCCCAGGAACTCATGACCCGCCACAACATCGACTCGGCGCTGCTCCGCATGGAACGCGGTGAGACCGGAGGATCGTTCACCGTGGACAAGGGCAAGTTCGATCTTCCGAAGACCCTCAACCCTGCGGACCTGATGATCCTCTCGATCCTGCAGGCGCACTTCAACGTGAAGACCATCCTGATGCCGAATGGTCGCGGCACCCCGGTGGACATCATCGGAGCACCCGCCGACATCGACTTCGCGATCTACGCCTTCAACTACCTGCGGCAGACCTTCTTCCGCTGTTGGAACGAGTTCAAGCGGACCCACGCCAACCCTGACAAGGCATCCTACTACCGGGGGCTGCGCGACGGGCTGAACGCCGAACTCAAGGCGGCCAAGCAACGCGCCGAACAATCCTATGCCGCCGACCAGCGCCAGGCATACGGGCTGGTCGTCGTGGATCAGGAGGCGGCGATCACGCGCTACGTCGAGCAGGAATACGGCAAGCTCCGCACGCGGACGCAACGCCGCCGCCACATCCATTCCGGC